AGGTCTAGCCATTAGATTCCTCTATTCTTAGCTGTCATCGCGGCACGTCTAAAGTTCATAGCAGTTGGTCTTTTCTTATTACCTTTTCTTCGCATTGTTTCACCACTACCTGCTTTGATCCTTTTACGTTTCGCATGTATATTGTCGTAGAGTCCACGTTTTTTCATTACCATTTCTCCTTGTTTGCCCAATACGCTGCACTTAACTTGCCTTTCTTAATGTTTTTAGCGTGTCTAGCTTTGAAAGATTTAGATCGTGTTGTATTAGATTTATCACCCTTAACACCTTGCTGACCAAAACGTATAGTCTTTACTGTGTCACCTACTTTTGCAACAACAACGTGTGACTTTCTTGGATGGCTTGGTGTTCTCTTAGGTTTGTTATAACCTGACACACCGATTCGTTTTAATATTGCATCTGATCTCTTTGTACTCATATCACCTCTAATAAGTTAGGACACTCTCATCAACACGTATAAAATTTGAAGCACCAAACATAGTACGGAAAATTATAAATGTCCTAGCCTATTAAATCCCTCCAATCATCAGGTAGTTGTAACTTTATACCAAGATCAGTTTCAGCAAAGACAATCACATCATCTATGTATTCGCCCATATCTTTAGTGTTAAGCTCTGTAGTAGATTTTAAGACAGTTCGTTCTTTATTGCAAACAATCTCTGTTGATCTATCTAGAAACTCCTCTCTACAATGATCATGGATTGCATCTTTACTGTTAAAAGTTTCTTTACGTATCTGTTCGATAATCATCCAATACAATCTATTCTGACTTTGTGTTCTAGTCATCTTGTTAGGCTTTATAGTAATCACAGCTTCTTCTGTATCACTTTGTTTAAAAAAGCTACGTGTCATGTTCTCTACAATATCTGCTTTAGGCTTATCACGTTTCAATATTCTTTGTAATGACTCACTCATAATAAATAATCTCCTTAATGCAATGTTCATATTAACTTTATCCTCATGTGACTGTCTGCTGAAGGTAACCCAACTGTACCAACTGGCATGACATTAAAAGCTAATGAGTTTCTTATTTTGTTACTATCATTGTAACCTACAACATGCCATAACTTACTAGGAAACAATAACAACAGATTATTTTCAGGTTGTACTGTGTATGTTTTACAGTTAAGTTTGTTGTACTCTGTACATGGCACACTTATTTGATCTTGAAAATCTTCAAATGTGATGTTGCCACTACTATCATTTACGTTCAAATAAAGCACACCACTTAAAAAACTGTTTGTATGTCTGTGATACTCACCACGTTCTTTAGTGTCAACTTCTGTAAACCAAGAGGTTGTGATCTGAAATTCTGCATCGTATTTCATTATGTTGTTTGCATACTCACATATCTCTGAATTAATAATTTTTTTTAAATGTTTGTGTTCTTGTTCTTCTAACACATACAATGAAGCATCGCTAGGTGGTTTGTTTTTCCATTTATTGACATCTGCTTTTCTAGGCTCACACATTTTATTTACTACGTCTTGTGTGTCTAGGTTGAGTTTGTTGCTATATAGGACATCTCCGAACAATACATCAATCATTTCAAACCCTTCTTTTTTAAAATTCGTTCTGTTCTTGCTATAGCGTGATCAAACATTTCCTGTATAAAATAAGGTTTAAAGTAAGGGTGCTGTATTCTACCGTCAACAACATCATGGCAGTATCTGCATAAATAAGCTCCTACATCACGACCATTTTCATCTTTAGCTTTCTCACCCATACCTGCGCCACCTTTGTGTGCGAAAACAGTTGTAGCTCCGTTATCATTTAGGCAATCATCAAGTTTAAGCGTACAAGCCTGACCTCTAGCACTTCGTGTTATAGCATTCTGTTTCATTAAAAATAATTTATATTAATTGTTATTCTTCTATGTGTGTTTGATGTTGTTGTGCTGTGATGCATTCTGCTTGAATCAAACAACACTAATTTGTTTTCTACACTTGTCACTTCTGTATTGTTTTCCATAACTGTTAACCCATCGTTTGTATTCACATAAAACAATGCACCTTTATGTTCATAGTTACCATCTACATGATCTTGGTGATGCACAATAAAAGGTGTTTGTGGATAACTGTTAATCTTTATTCTTATTAACGCTTTAGCATTAATTAATTCTATCAATGGTTGTAATTTAGCAAATGCTACATCGCTGTAGATACGGTCTGAATGATAAACCATGTGTGTCGAAAAATAATTATAGTTAACTTGGTGTTCACTTAACCCTTTTGCAATCATTTTTTTTGTCTGTTCTATTATTTTTGGATCATGATCTTTATTGTAAACTGGTTTTTCTTTAGGATATGTCACAGAATTATGGTGATACCACGGTATTTCACATCCTAATATGTACTCTTGCATTTCTTCAAATACGAGAGGTGCTAATGCGTTTTCAATTATTTTCATGATGTAAATTAAATGCTATTGATATTCTATTTTCACCTGTTTCATTTTCATTTGGATCAACGTAATGTTTCAACCAAGAAGGAAACAAATACATAGTGTTTTCTTTTGGTTTAAAAAACCAGTTTTGTGCATTGTATTCTGACCAAGTTGTTTGTTTGTTAATAGATTGTTTAGCTTGATATTGTGCAATAACATCTAGACATGGATGTTCGAACACAATGTTGCCACAATTATTTGGTGATCTAACATAATAACAACCACTTATATCAGCACCTGGATGTGAATGCGACAAATTAGAGTTTTTATAGCCATTAACATTCAGCCATATATTCACTATTTTTTGATTTAGATTATTTAATATGTTTTGTGCAAATGTATTAGCGTGTTGTTCAATTTGTTCTATTAAATTTGCAATGTTTTTATCATCTACAGAAAGTTCTGTTTGAAATCCACCTTGATTGCTAACTTTTCTATTTCTATGATTTTTCTGTGTATGTATTTCTTTACAATAGTTTTGCATTTTTTTTAAATCTAAATCTAATTTTGTTTCGTACAAAGGTGTAGGAAATATCTCGTGTATTTGTTTCATTCTTCAGTTGGAAATTTGCGCTCATACATTACTTCTGTGTTTAACCATAAGATAACATCAGCAACACTATAGACAGTTGTGACTGATCCTCCTGCGTTTCTAATCTTTTCATGCATATCTTTTTGTGATTTAGTCAAGTAACCTTTAGGATGTTTAGCATTGGCTGGTCTTTTAACTTCTAATCCCCAATACAATCCATCATAGACAACAGTTAGATCAGGCACACCACTCTTAGTTCCTGTAGCTTTTAGTTTTGCGCCTTCAATTTTTGATCTAGCGCCACCATTAGGTACTGCCCAATAGCATACGTTACGCATATCAAGGTACTTACAGATAGCTTTCTGAATTACATCTTCTTCATAGTTCATCAGCTTTTTGCATATCCATAATTAACTGAAACTTCATCTGATCACACATAGCTATTATTTGATGGCAAAGATTGTTTTTCATTTCATGATCTTCAATAGCTTCAATCGTACCAATAATATCTCTAATAGATTTAATTAATTTTTTTCTTTCGGTGTGATCAATTTTTTTTGGCATGTTTTTTTATCCGTTTTCTAGGCTTGGCAGGATCTAAATAGTTAGATAAACCATAGATCATCCAATGTGTAATAGATTTGTCAGCTTGAATTCTAGAAGTAAAACCACTCAAAGACATTCCTAACATCTTAGCTGCCTCTTTTTGTGTGATGTTTAATCTTTCCAGTTCTTTTGGTATGGATTCATAATAAATAATCTTAGACATAATAAAAAAAACTTAATAGAATAATGAGATTATATCAATATTGGTACATTGTGGTGAATTGGTTTCTAAGTATTTCGCTTTCAGCGAGTGACTTACTACTGACGCATCGCTTCGCTCTTTGTCGAGCTAAACGCTCTTTTTTTTTCTTGAGTCTTTTGATCTTTAACTTATCGGGTAATGCTGTGGAGCTGAGAGTTTCGTGCAAGTAATCCCCAACCTAGACGTTAATCTAAGTTAGAGATTCTCATCGGTATAAAGCGCAT